TTTTGAGCCTCCTATTTACCCAGGTACTTCATCGCTAATTCCTGTTTATCTTTTGGCAACGTACTAACACGATGATTCATCATTGTGATGTATCTGTTATTACTGGAAATCATCATTCGTGCTTTTGCTGCTTTCTTTTTAAATTTATCTGATTTAACAGAATAATGCATAGCCTTATAACCATATCCAGTTAGTTTTGAAATCCTGTCTGCATCTATGTTTTTTTTTGCTGATTTATACTTTAGGGTTTCCGCTTTTTTCTCTAAATTACTTTGCTTTATGTCATTGTCTGTTTTTAATGCTTTAGTCTGTAATTTAGCGGCTTTCTTCAAATATTCGTTTGCTTTTTTAGCCTTCTTATTCGCTGTACCAAGATCATTCTTAGAATGTGCATTTTCTGATTTTTTTGATTGGATTGCTGCTTTCTTATCATATTTCAAGGCTTTCAATTCTAATTTATTGTTTTGGGAACTCTTGGAAGCGGCTCTTCTAATACCCCATTTCATTCCCATAACTCCGTAATGCATTAATTCATTCTGTTCCATAATTGCCCTCTACTTTTTATTTGATACGGCGATATTCAATCGCCATTCAAGTTCATCAATTGACCGCTTCATAGAATCCATTACTGAGCTGCTAGTCGGCGGGTCAAAAATCATTCTAACCTTCATATAAACATAGGTCTTTACACCTTCTAATGATTTATCTTCGCCAAGAAAATCTGACCATGTTGCCGAATCATCGCTTATTGTGAATCCTTCATCTGGACCGACACCAAGCTGATTAAGCACCATAAATACAGAATTGATATGCATAATTATGTCGCTATCAAATCCTTTTTCAGATTCATCTATATATAGCGATCCTTTGATTGAGTTTAATATACTATCTGTCATATCTCCTCCGTTAATGTTTCCAAGGACATGTGTCATTTATTTTTCGTTCTATCGGATTTTTTATAAGTAACCGCTCATCACCATAGTGAATCGCATCATGAGTCTGTTTAATTGTACATACAAGATTTTCTGGGTCTAACAATTTTCTGGTATGATTAATCACATCATATTTTGTTATTGGATTAAGATGATGAATCAATATCTGTCCATCAATATCTCTACCAGGAAACGCTAAATCGCATCCGTTATCTCGTATAATTATATCATCTCTTACACGCAACCACCCTTTAGACTTATAAAATGCCTGATTCAAATATCTATCACACCCAAATGTTGCATCTCCAACTCTACCATTAAGATTGAGATACTTAAATCGCTCCTCAAAAGATGGAATAGTAATTAACTCTGAATATGAAAGAATCCTACTCATCTTCATCCTTTCCAGAATACGACTGCATTGCCTTTATAGCTTTTTCATACATTACAGACATGTCTCCTGACTCTCTGATAGCTTTAGTTTTTGCCTTGAGTAATTCGTTCTCTTCTTCCATCTGTTCTCTTTTGAGTCGTTCACTTGGAGAACCCATCTTCAAATAATGTGTAATTACCTGAGATGAGGCTGTACCCTCTCTTAACTGCTTTTCGGCAAGGTCTACAGCTAAAGAAATGAGCTGATTCTCTCGTGCTTCTGGTGTTAATGCCGGACGCATTCTTCTTTGAGTATCAGAATTCTTGACTTTGGGCATCCTTACCGCCTCCTTTCTTATAATTCTCCGTTAGTTTTGTAGTCTTTATAAATAATAAGACAGCACTTAAAAGAACCTATAATACCCAAAGAAAGGAGAATTTACATCATGGCGCAATAAAATATAATCGAGAGGTGACTTACAACTTGTACTAAGTGCTTTAAATATTATAGGTTCGTTTAAATGCTGTCTAAAAAATGGATTTGCTTTTTTGAAAATTCCCTCCGGGGAAAATATAAAGACCGGCGCGATGATAGGAGGGGGTGTTCATTTTTAGACCCCCCTCTATGCTTTTATACATATATCATGCAATCTGTTCATTTATTTCTTCATTTCTGTACACTTTTTTATAGATGTTGAGGAAATCGTTCTGTATAATTTCATCAATTGCTCTTTCATGTTCAATGTTTATTTCATTCTCAGACATACTTTCATCAACTTGTTCAATTCTAGCAAGTTTGTTTAATGTAAAGTAATCTTTTGAATTGTCAAACAACAACCATTCAGCAAACTGTGTAAATGGATTGTAAGGATTGTCAAATGTGGTCAATCTACAATCATTAGATGTTTTAGTCATGCTTAATTTCCTCCTTTCAAAGCTTTAGAAATTGTTGATGTTGAATAGCCAAGTTTATCAGCTATCTGTGCAATTGTGTATGAAGCAGACATAGCTTTAATTCTGGCTATCTTAACATCTGATAATGCTGATGATTCTTTAGGCATAGCCTTTGCCCTCAACGAATCTGGGTCTGAATTATTCAGTATTCGTTTAAGAATTGTTTCACTCACCGCACCTGCCTGAATAGCTTCCCATTCATTATCAGTGATTACTATGTTTCTATCTCGTCTCTTAACGGAACCGACTTCAAGTCTTGCCTTACTTAAAGCCTGCTGAGAAACTTTCTTTTTATCTTTAGCTTTCATGTCAGGATTAGCTTCTAATTTCTCATTTATGTTGGCATTAGCAATTCTCTGTGCGGCTCTCTCTCTAACGGCATTCTTTTCAGCATTATTAAGTTTTTCTAAAAGAGATTTTACCTCCCCCTCATACTTACTCTTAGCCTCCCTACTGTATGCAACCTTACCTGTATCTGCTATAGCAATTCTAGCCTTGTTAGCCATATCTTTCATTGCATTAGCGTAATCAGCATACACTAATTCCATAGGATGACGATGTGTAGATACTAGTGTATTGGCGTCATCTGTCTCGGCCATCTTAGTACTCTTCTGTTGGCGGGTTTTAGTAATAGTGGTTACCTCGCCAGTTCTCTTATTAACCTTGGTTATCTGATAATCAGCATCATCAGCTTTCTTGTAGAGAAGAGCACCTTCAGGTCGACTTGGGTCATACCAAATGTCTCCCTTTTCTAGATTGTTCTTATACTCGTTACGCTTAAGATTAGTACGAGGAGTACCCTGTCTTTTATCTACATCATACTCACCTTTTGATTGTGAGATAATTGTAGCGGCTCCGCCTTGAGCTTTCCCCTGATACTTCTTCTTAAGTGCAACAATGTTATTATCAAGCTCACTCTGCTTATAATCCAGATGATGTTTCTCTGCATCGATAACAACCATTGAATGTTTTACCGCTCTTGCAAGCTCATCTTCAGTTGCACCTATCAGGGTCATATCAGTAATAAGATTAGAGATTTTTCCCATCTCAGTATCAGTCTTTGTCATCAGGCGATACTCTCTACCATTACGATAATAATGTTCTTTACCAGCACTATCTTTTCTACATTCTCCACCGTAATTAAGCTTAGGGTCAAATCCCTCTAAGTCTTTTAATTCTGGAGTAGATGTAATTTTTACTTTTCCGCCCCTATCATGGGTTGGAATACACATAACAGTATCACCATCAAAATCTGCACCCGATAATCTTCCTGCGACATTAGCGCTAATACCTATAGCATCTGTTGAAGACTTACCAATCATCTTAATAGCTTCTTTATTTCTATTATTAACAGTAACTATAGGTATTTCAAATGTTCCACCATGTGGATATCTTACCAATGCAAGTTTAGTTCCATCAGCATAATCAGGAGCATAAGCTTCTCTATCACTCATTGTAGTTAATGGTAATATTACATGATACTTCTGACCTGGCAACGCAGCTGCCTGTAAATGCACTGCTGCTGAGTCGCATGATGATGCAAATTTATCAAGATAATATTTTTTAATAGTAGGATTGTTCAATGCCATTATGTCATCAAACTCAGACTGCTTATCTGCCTTGGCAATTCCTAGCTGTTTCTCTGCTAATACCTTATTCTGTTTTGACAAGAACTGAGATGGTAAAGAATCTTTCCATTCTTCCCATTCTCCTTCTTCTCTTGTTTTATTAATTAATCCAAGCTTCTTTTTACCCTTTGAATCTGTATACCAATACTGTCCGCCTTCTTCTTTGATGAGAGCTCCAAAAGGATTGTCTGGGTCGCTTTTAACATCCTTGAGACATTCCAGCTTAGATAGTTTGTTTGACTTATTGGTGTTAAATCTAACATCTATACCTTCTGGTAAATCATCAGCATATACTGCCATTCCTTTTATGTATTTCTTGCCATCTACCATAATACGAACCTGAGAATATCGAGACTCTCCTAATGAAAGATCTGGGACATTCCTTCTAAGTTCAATAAGACCATCTTTCTTTATGCCTCCATCTTCTGCATAACAGATTTCAAGACGCTTAGAGTTCAAACTCTCAGGATAATGAAACTTCTTTTCAAATGTTTTTCCGTCATCTCTAGTAATATAATCGCCAATAGTCTGAACCTTACCAAAATCATATATGGCGCTGTGTGGTGTTCCAGGAACGCACAGAACCTTCTGCGTTGTCAACTGTCCTTTATTAGTTGCCTGTGGAAATCTATTTCCCCAGATTTCATAGCCACCTTCTGCCTGCAACATATAAAGAGCCTGATCCATTTTCTCTTTAGAAACATTTAATTCAAGGTTGGCTTTTGAACCAACATCTATCATTTTCTTTTTATCAACTTGTTCCTTTAAAAAATCAGCAGTTGCTCTAGCCTGGTTCATTCTCTCTTCTGCTTTTTCATCGAGTAAAGACCTAACAGACGATTCGTTAATTCCCATCTGCCTACCAATTTCAGTTGCATTAAATCCTTTTTCTTTTAATGCTTTAGCAGCGGCAACTTTTACAGCCCTACGCTCATTATTAGCGATGGCACATACAGTTCTAAAATCACTTGAAGTGTACCCTAGAGATTTAGCTATTGCATTGTCACCGGTCCATTTTACGCCATCTTCATCAGTATAAGTAAACTTAGATTTTCTCATCTCTTCAACTCTTGACAAGAAATCTCCACTATGCTGAAATGGCTCCTCTCCCGAGCCCCATGGATATCTTCCACTTCGACGAGGCATTCCATAATGAGCAAGAAATTCTTCTTCACTGAATGCTTGACTTCCCATATAGGAAAGAATCTCTTCTGCTACTGAATTCATGTTATATTACCCCCTCGTCAATTTCTTCCATAATTTTATTAAGACTAACAATTTTATCCATGATTGGTAAAATATCTTCTGCTGTAGGATTAAATACTTCGACCTCATCATTTTTATAAAGACGAAGCTCTATCCTAATATCACCAGGCTTCACTCTGTATTCCAAACAGAACAACGCAGCATAAACCATAAGCTGTTCCATATGTCCTGAATCGCCAGTTTTTAAATCATGTATTCTCAATACATTTTTATTAAAAGATATAGCATCTGCTGTTCCAAAGAAATAATCTGAATAATATAAAACTACTTCAGTGTCCATTCTAAAACCAATTGCATCATTGACATATGCACATAGTGTTTTATTGCTCCTTGCCTGCTTGATACCTAGATCAATTGTGTCTTTAGCCCATGCATGAAGTCTGGTTCCCATCTCTGCTGCTTTCTTTTTTCTATAAACAGCAATCGCTTTATCATCAGAATATCGTAGCCATGCTGATTGACTTGCACTAAATGGTGCATGTAATCCTTCAAGATTCAAATGCTTTACGAAGTTCATTTAATACTTCCTCCTTATTCTCTGGATATATAAATCTGGAAAACGACATATCATTCATCTTATTGACATAAAAATCCTGATTAGGTCTTTTCTTTGCATTGGCACTTCTCTTATTTTCAAGTGTAGCCCAATGCTTTCCATACAGAATAAGTAGGTCTGGTATTCCTTGAATACAACCAGCATCCAATTTGGTCACAATACATCCAGGAAACATCTTTTTTAATTCTTTCTTAAGACTTGCCTGGAATTCACTTTCTTTTTTCATAACTATTCTCCTCTCAATTAATTAGTCACAAAAATAAAAAGACCCAGGGCCCGAAGGTCGCCTGAGTACGTTCCAAAAAATATAAATAGCGCGTTTTTAGTTATCTCTCCTATAAAAGGGCATGTTTTTTACGCTCGCATAATTAATACCATAAGCAAAAAATAAGAGCCTTAGTTTGTCACACTAAAGCCCATAAATATAAATCACACATATGTAAAATGATAACCGTTATATGTATGAATATTATTGTAACCTGTAAGAGCATCATGTATTCTCCCACTACTACAATTCATAAATTCTGCACACTCTTTGATTGAATCGAATTCATCGCCTGTCTCAACAATCCTTACACGAATTCCAGGTCGTCCGACAAAACTTCTCGATAGATCAATTTCAGGAATTGGTTCATCTATTCGAACTATATGATAGCCTTTGCAAGTCATTCTCGGATTCCGACTCACAATACTGGCATGTCTTGCATTCCCTCCAATATAATTGGCACACGCCGTTATAGAATCAAATACTTGACCGGTTTCTAGTATTCCCACCCTTACATTATTTTTCATAAATATAAATCCTCCATTATATCTTCTAATCAATCATTGCATATGTTGGTATTAAATCAGTTATCGGTACACAGAGTACATATGATAGATTTACCAGCGCTTTTAATGTTGGCATTCTTTTTTTATTAAGATATCTACTGATTGCCATTTTGGATAACCCAGTCCTTCTTGCTAACTCTCCTTCGCTTATATCCATTTCATACATAATATCTCTTAAGTTATCTGCAAAGATATCTATAAACTCGACTTCACTTATATATTCGTTGTTATGCATATCCATCTCCTTTCTTTGTGCTAAAAATGAAGGGTATTAACCAATTGGTTACACCTGCAAAAAGTCCTTTAATATATTTAATTTTTTTATTATGTAATAAGGGGGTGTAACCAGTCGGTTAACACTTTGGTATTAATTATGCGATGTTAGCCAAAAATGGGCAAAATATAGCCAAAAATGACCAAAAATAGCCGTTTTTTAGCCTTTTTGTATCATAATAAATACCATCGAGTAACCAAACGGTTACACCAGTCAAAAATGCAATTTTTCAAAAATATAAAATCATATAAAAAATCTTCAAAAAAGCATACCTGTAACCAATTGGTTACCCATAAAATCACTGCTTTTTCTGTCCAATCCATAACTCAGGATTACCCAAATCCCACACAATTTTTGCTCCACACATAGGACATTTTTCATCTCTTTCCTCTTTGGTAGATTTTACCTCTCTACCACAAGTGCAATATCCGTACGTAACGGAGCCATCAATACTCTTCCAATATCCACTAACTATATTCATAAACCCTCCTAAATATAAAAAAGAAAGAGCCCTTGTTAGGACTCTCGTAATTCTTTAAGTCTAGCCATAAATATTTCAGCTTCACAAATAGTTAATGGCATAGGCATTTGATGTGTCTGTCCTATCCAATCTTTTTCTCTTGATATTGTTTGCGAATGTATCATACAATACTGATCTTCGTAATCCCATTCTAAGGTTACTTCTTGATCACTTTTTTTATTCTCATAAACAATATACTCATTAGACATGTCACTAACACGAACTTCGTATCCCATAGCCTCTATTTGCTTTTCAATATCCGTCATAAATATCACCATCCTTTCCATAACACACTATGTATCTCACACGACCATATCCGACAGAGCAAAAAGAAAAGCCTCAGCAAATGCCAAGAACATTTCTTTTAATAATTACTACATATTAACCCTTGCAAAATATGTATGTTCGTTGCCATGAAAAACCGCTGAAATTCTAGGAACCTCATTGTATTTTTCAATACATTCCTCCCTGAATTTAACTAATTCTTCAACATTATCAAACATAAATGTAAGCATAATATAAATCCTCCTTATTATTTTCTCATAATATAATAAGTATATGTCGCGTATGTTAGTCAGTCTTTCTGACAAGCCAAGAGTACAAACGATATCTAAACCCAGCAGGCTCAAAACGATATTTCAAAGCCTTTACTGTAAAATATAAATTAAGCTTCTCTTTCAATGTATTTCCTCCTTACCGTTGCTCTCATATTTATCACAAGTTGTAATAGCAGCATGACCAGTAATCTCACATGTTGGACAAGGTTGAATAAAGTCTCGCTCAGGTTCATCAGAAATATAATGTCTACATGTAAAACATTTATGCTCGTCATATGCGCTTTGTAATAGTTTTTTATATTCGTCTTCATAATATTTTTTCTGTTCAGGAGTAGGGTTAAATACTTCATTCCAATCACATAACATTAGTCTTTCCTTTCTTCAGCCATATCAAAATTTAACCATTCCATTAAAGACGCACAGCAGTCGGCACACAAGTCATAAGTTTTATGATACTTACGTTCCCACAAATCTTTTAAATTCAAAGTAATGGTAGATAGATATATCGTTTCAGTATTCGTAGGCTTATCAGAAAAATCATACTCGTATGTTTTTCCACATCTATCACACTTTTTTACATCTGCCATAACATTATTCCTCCTTAATTTGAATAATATCACTATGGACAGTAAATACATTTATGCTAGTTAATTTAAAACTTATTGAAAAATCATCATAATTTAACTCATATGAATAATTGTCGGTGTTGCAATCTGACAATATATCTATATACGCCTCTGATACAAACCCTTTTATTTTTATTAAGTCCAATGATTTATTGCTTGTATATATTGTCTCATTAATATCGCGTATCATCTCACAGAAAATATTTATGAGTGATTTTCTATTATCAGACATAAAAACATAAGCTCCTGTATCTGATTTTTTTATATTTCTAAGAATATATTGTATGTCCTCATCAGCCTGTATATTAATATTCATAATATATGCCATAACATTACTCCTCCTCTTCTTTAGCCTTCTCTGGTTTTCTAGTGTCTTTCTGAATACCAATTAAATATCCATAAATCATAGCACTTACAATCTCGCCATTATTAAGAGCTTTCATATCGCTCTCACTTAATAATATCTTTGCCATAGTTAATATCCTTTCTTATCAATCCAACAAACTATTATCAATAATCTGAAAGTTGGCTCTATGAATATATAAAGCCTTACCATCTATTGATAACTTTGTAGTTTTAGGTAACTTCTCACAAACTTCGTAATAAACGCTATCTCCTGAATATGCACATATTGGGTCGCCAAGTTGTGATTGAATTACTACTGTTCTTGATTTACCAAGCATATTCTTATAACGATTAATCGTATTTGCTACGATTGGAAGTTCCACTATATTTCCAGTACTATTACTGTCAATATCCTGCTGCTCGAAGTCTATATCTGGTTCAAGTCCTTCCTCAGCAAAAATTACTGTACTTCCACAGTTTTCCACTTCTTTACCGTCTATGGTGATTGTTACAACTGATGACTGTACTTTGTTATAACCACCCTCAGCATAATCATATTCTCTTACAGTGTTAGCATTAAGGTCTATACGCTCACCATGCATAGTCATGAACTTTTTGCCGTTATTTGTATAAAACTCGGCTAAATATTCATTTCCTTCAATACTTCCTTTCATTGACTGTACGCCACTGTTAAACATTTCACAGCCAGTTAAAGCGAATGCAATAACCGAAATCATTAATCCTAATAATATAAATTTTGTTGTTTTCTTTTTCATACTAATTGCCTACTTTCTCGAAGTCATTAAGACAGCTACCTGCTCAAGTAAACTGACTGTCTCTTTTATTTGCTGCTGCATTTCTAATATAATCTCCTTAATCTCGTTGTTTTCCATTTTTAACTTCATGATTTCAATTTCCATCTGTTCCTGTGTCATCATTGAATATTACCTCCTAAATATAAAAAATAAGAGCCTAAGTCCTAAGACTCAAGCCCTTTGCTTTAATAAATTACTACTGTTTAGTCATCATGTTAATACGATTGATTTTATCCTGAAGGTCAAGAATGCCGTATATTTGAACTAACGAATTATTAACAATCTGTAATTGCTCAGACATGATGTCTAAACGCTTTCCCAGATTATCATTTTTCATTTCCATAATACGAACCCTCTTTTCAAGTTCATCAATTCTTTCTTCTGATGTCATAATATAAATCCTCCTTAGATTATAATTTATCCATTAAAGAACATGTTTTTACTGCGAGTTTTTAGCCTCACTACAGAAATCACTTGTGTAAACCCATTTATCAGTATTTGTACATATACCATCAGAATGTACTTTTTCTGCTGCATCAAATGGGTAATCCTTGTATTCCGGGCATTTTTTCATATCTTCCAATGGTATGAAGCATTTACAGTCTTTACATCTTATTACCTGTAAATAATAACCAGAAGCCATCTTTTCAATTTTCTCAGTCCAATCTGGATTCTCTTTTGCGTACTCAGCTGTATCACATTCTTCTGGTAATCTCTTAGCTATCCTGTCTAAAGCGTTAGCAATCCTTGTAAGTTGCTTTAAAATATCATTGTCATCTTTATTGTGCGTTGTCATAATGTAAAATCCTCCTTAATTTGAAAGTAACCAGAACTTAAATCTGTCTGGTAAATCTGACGTCGCTATATCATAGCTAATAGATACACATATCATAAATATAAACGTCCCAATTGCAAACTAATTGTGCGAATGATTAATAATATTAAAAATATAGTGGTCATTTATACCACTCTTTTTAATGTTACCTCTAAATTAGCATGCGATTCATAATCAGGTTCACCAAGATATGCGATCTTATAGTCGTAATAGGGTTGTAACTCTGGTGCTATTATGCGCACATTATCTAGCGTAATAACATCATTTCCGCTATTGATCTCCACATCAAAGTATATTTTATCATCATATCCTAATAAAAATAGCTGTATTAAATCAGCTAATCTTACATTTGGTGTGATGACTATCAAATCATCAAAAGTCATTATGTTTATTCACCTCCGATAATTAATTCACTATAAGGTAAAGTCTCAATCCATTTACAGAATTCTCTCCACTCATCCAGCTTGTGGTCTTTGCGAGACTTATATATGTTTGTCAGCACCTCATAATTCATCATGACATTACGAGTCTGATTATAGCTGCTTGGAAGAAGCTGAATCATCTGCCACCACCAGACTTTATTCTTAGTTTCGAGATATAAATTTCTATAAACATTCAGAGCATCAATTGTTAACTGTAAAATATCAATTGGTTGCATATCACACATTGCAATAGGTGCTTCTATACTTTTTTCTTTTCTAAGTCTTTCAGCCTTTGCACCAGTCATTTCAATATTGTGCGATGATGTTACCTCTCTCAAATGTTCCACAGAGAAATCATCCAGTGTAAACTCTTTCTCATCAATCTTGTGCATGGTACTGCAAGAGTTCGCAACAGTACCAACTTTATAAGTATCAAATTCTTTCCCATTAATGGACTATCTTTTACTATTGTTTTTGTGTGTTAAATACAAAAGAGAAAAGACCCAGATTTTACTCTGAGTCTTCCCCTAATTTTTACTTAACTATTTTGAGTTTCGATTTCATTTTTAATTTTTCCAAATCCTCTTGTGAGTATCCCCTATTGAGTAATATTTTTTCTGCAATTTGAATATCAGCTTCTAATGATTCGTTATCTCTACGCATAGAATCGGTTATAGCTTTTAATTCTTCAGTTTGTCGGTTTATCTCCTTCAATATTGGGTCCTCTTCTCTGGCTTTTTTCTTAAAAAAATTAAACATAAATATCACCATCCTTTCATAAAAGGAGTTGTAATTTTCGCTAACACACACATAAACAATAGGACACCATTTCGGTTTTCATGGACTTCGTTTCCTAAAACCCAGCTACGTATCAATAGTAGCCCTACTCCCCCGCCCGGAAGGCATAGGGGATAGCCTCTACAGGTTCATTTCAAAAATATAAAAAGCACAGATTTCACTCTGAACCTTTTATCAATAAACATTTTGTTTTATTCAAACATGTATCACAAATAAAATTTGTATCACCATGATTGACCATAAAACAATCTGAATGATAAGCGGGTATATGATACATCTTTGATATTCTTTTTGATTCCTTTTCAAAATCTATCAATTCTGGATTTTTTCTTGTCATTTATTTAATCCTCCTTTTTTATATTTAGCAAATATATTTTTTGAAATGTTTCCCACGGGATTCCAATGGGTGGTTCCCCGTTAGCCACGTTAAAATATAAAAGAAAGAGCCCGTGTTAGGACTCAATCTTTTCTAATAATTCTTGCGCTATATAATAATCTTCAATGTCCATTATATAATCAGTATATCCATCTAAGACTTTGCTTGATCTGATAGTTACCACATGTTTACATTTAGGTAATATCTGCTTCACAAAATATTTGCCTTTTTTGGAATTAATGTTGATTGTTAATGCCATTCTAGCTATCATATAAATCACTCCTTTCATTATAGGAGATGTAAATTTAGCGTGACCCCTAGCGATAACTAGGCAAAGTGTTTCATTGGCAGAAAGAACTACCAATACAAAGGTGCTGTGATTCTCACATATACCGGAATCATCCTCATGAATTTCCGATGGTCTGTACCTGCTTTGGATAAACGCTGCATAAGAGAGTGGTCGTTATTTCCTAATATGAACTGCTTCTTACCAGAACAAACACAATGCGACTCATATGTGGCACCACATTTTTCACAAAGGAGATCGCCTCTTTCTGTACTACCCCAAATTGTTCTCTCATGACATCCTTCACCACTATCACTCTTCTCCCATGAATTCATAGGATTTCTCATCCCCTGAATAATAAACTCCATCTGCTCTGGACTTGCCAGAACCACGTTTTCTAATTTAATCATTTCTTTTCCTCCACAATTTTAAAATAATATTCTTCACGAACCGGAGCCAAAGTTAGTCCAATCTCTAGTAATGTTGCTTCATCAATGATGTCTAGTTCTCCTTCGTTGTGCCTTTTATTTATACTATAGTATCCACCAACACCGATCTTTCCATCTGTAAGAATATCCCGGATATCTTTGATGCCAATATATTCATTGGAAAATGTTTCTGCTGTGGCATAAATGCCCTTATCATCTCTGATTGGCGTAGCAAATCCAATAGGTTTATCATGCTCAAAATTCCAAGTTAAAGGAACTTTTTCGGGCACAGTAAGTTTACAATCTTTAGATATTTTATTAGAGAGTTGATTGATCACATCAAATAATAGAACTCTACCTTCTAATTTAATCATCTCGTAGCCTCCAATATTATTTCCCTTTTACACTGCGGACAAGTTATATATTTATATTGCGTAGATAAAGGATCTGATGTATTCACTTTTTTAATTTCTATATCTTCTTTTTCATAACTGAATAAGCATCCGCATTTATAGCATCTCAATTCTGTTATTGTTCCAGGCTTAATAATTTTAATCATTTACGCTTCCTCCAATTCTCCAAAATGTTTTTCATATGTTTCTAAATCATAATTCATAAGATATTCTTTAGCTTCTTCCTCAGACAATGCGACTGCACAATTGTTATAAAATGTTTCGTATGTCAAAAGCCAATGATTTTTTAAACTTTTGAATATCTTTACATTTTTTCCACTGTATCGGATTTGATTACATAATAATGATCCTTCTGAATAAGAATATTTGCATTTTGTTGACACTAACTCCATTTTATCAGTGTTATATTTAAGATTATCGATTATAAATATCATTGTAAGCACCTCCTTATTGTATCTTCGATACTTCTTTTCACAGTATTTTCGTCGGTATTTGAATCAATCATCAAATAATCCATATGCCCGTTTGCCACGACAACTATTCGTAATTCCCCATATAATTTGAAAGTTAACTGAATATCACACTTGTATTTCTCACACATCTCATTAATATATTTAATCATTTTTATATCTCCTTCTATGAATATCATAATCATCATTATCACCATTTGTTCCGATGCAGTAACAAGTGCATTCGTTGTCTAATTTAAAATACAACTTAACAAAAGAACACATTATTAAAGCTACTATTTTTTAATCATTTGATATATCCTCCGTCTTGCATTTCTTTTCCATATTGTTTGGGATATCATCCTCTCCGAACATACACTGGTCTATCTCTCCAAAATAATATTGGCAACCATTACATTTCTCAAAATTTGATTCACTCATCGCTTAGTACACTCCTAATACTATTTTCTGTTCACACTGTGGACAATTTATGTATATTTTATGAAACCCAAGAAGCATGTGTTCATCTCTTTCCGTTATCACATCTTCATTTTCGTAAGAGAATAAACATCCACAACGTTGACATTTTTGCTTTCTAATGGTTCCAAGTTCTATAATTTTTATCATTATCCTCGCATCTCCTTTTCGTCTTCGACTGCTTTTTCCAAACACGCAGCCAATGGTCCATTAAGCAATAATTCCCTTTCAAAATGTTGTGACCCATTGTTCAAATTTGTCCAATCGCCAACAATATATAACGAAGCATTAGCTGTTAAAATATCAGTATCTTTTGCATGAAACATTATATGTATCTCATAACAAGCATTAGCTGAGACTACATATCTATATAATCCCTTTGTAATCTCAGTCCAATTTTTCAATTCTCTAATCATTTCCGTGTACCCCTTTTAAATAGTATTTATAATCATCGCTAAGGCATGAGTAAGCAAAAAAGCACATGCCTCTGAACTCACAAGCCTTGCATTTTTCATTATTAGACATGGCAATTTCAATTATTTTAGCAACTGATGTTTCATCTAACTTTAATTTGCCACTCATTCAACGTATCCTCCTAAATCTATATCAGTAACCTGGTTCACATCGACTTCCAAAATACCAATTTCAATATCAGAAATACTCTCAACATTGGTGTTTATATTATGCATTTCTTTCTCATAGAGTTTCACTGTTACTTCATCCTTAACTTTCTCAGCTGTTTTTCTATCTGTAAACACTCCATAAAGATTTTCACAATGTCCATATCCCTCATACCAAGTATTTCCATGAACCAAATATAATTTATCCATTATTTTTATCATCCTTTCTCTTAGACTCTTTAAACTGTTTATAAAAATTCTTTTTATTATGCCTGTTAAATGCACTTTTGATAGCACTCACAATAAACATTATTATGAAAAACATAGCTAAAACAATAAGGCCATACAGTGTGTCAGCAATATTTTTAGATAACCAAAAATCAATCATTATCTCCCTCCTCAAGTACAACCCTAAACACTCCATCGCCATATTTAATATAAACTGAGTTATCAAGCGTATTTTTTATCTTATCCAGAATGCTTTCAACAGTTGTTCTGGTTTCTGGCGCAAGTTTCATATTTTTTGAATGCTCATCATACCAGTTGAATATCTCATATAAATTGCCGCGAGCCCAACTAAAAGCCCACCAATCGCAAATCATTTCTATAATATAATTATATGGCATCTCAAGAATTGTCTCTAACTTTCCATTCTCGATATCATCATGTACAAGAATCCAATGCTGCCAATGATGTGGATTTTTATGAATATGTGTAAGCCATGCATACTGGAAATCCTGCACAACTTGAAAAGACCTGTTTCTTCCATAAAAATATGCATCATATGCTTTGTATTCTGCACTATCGTCCTTAGAATTATCGTGAGAATAACAAATCTGATGTTCATATGATACATTAGGGATGTCTATCAATAACTCTGGTAAATTTTCCTGAATCCAATAGAATCCTTTAGCTACGTTAGCCCTATGCTGTTCTAAATATAAATCGTATTCTTTACTCATTATTTTTCACCTTTCGTCCCTTTCTTCATCGTCAATAACAATTTTAATATCATCTGGAACAACCACAGCATCAACGCATGATGGTAAAACAATCACACCAGTTTCTTTCTGTTCTAAAATATTTCTTCTCAATTCTCTCAGCCTTTCAGGTCTGACTGCGCGTCTAGACTTAATAACTAAAATATCACTCATCGTTTAACTCACCTTCTTTAAGTTTTTGTTCAAATTCAGATAATATGTTGTGGCATTCATTGTTAATATTATGGCTTATTCTGCACCATTCGTTATTTATATTCTGGCATATTTTAAACCATTTTTCGTTTGCCTCCTTAAATTTCTTGCTCCACGAATAATTAATATAAAAGCAAAAAACAGACATGACAGTAAAGCCAATAAAAAATATGAATCCTATTGTGTTCATTTTTTACCTCTCTTTCTATAAAATTTGTCTAATAATATCGTTGTGGCCATATATAGATTTTTACACCCATATAAAATAAATGCCCAAAATAATATAATGGGCCAGAAGAACAATACAATTATGATAGTAGCCACAGAAAAATCATACTCAATATAATCGACAATATCAGTTCGCCAGCTTTCCCTATAGTCAACGTAAGTGCCAATAATTGACACTATAAGACCTATTATAAAATACAAAACAATTAACAACACTATCATCTCTTTTTACCTCTCTTTTCGAAATATTGTTTGTAAATTGCATTAGTCATGCTATTCAATATTTCTTTAGCCTTTTGAAATTTTTCATCCATAATGTAAATCCTCCTAAATAAAAAAAGAGCCTTAGAATTCTCTAAAGCCCTTAAAAATGTTTATTTTTTATTAACAATCTTAATCTTATGACCGAGTTTATTTTCAATTTCTTCAATTGTCATTTCTTTTGTTGCATATTCCACTATACGGTCTATATACGAAAAATCAGGTCTTACATCCTGTTCGCCAAATCCGACATCGATTGTCTTGGGTATGTAAAGACCAAACAGCGGAGATCCGTATGTTTCCTTAATTATTATATTGTCTAAATGATTATAAAGTGGTAACGGAACATTATCGATTACTCTTTCATGTGTATTACCATATTCATCATGGTATTTATATGTAAGACACAAAACATAATATCTATTATCTGATTTATTGATTTTTACGTCCATCAGCTCACAATTATTAATCTCTGAAATCATTTCTTTTCCTCCTTAAATGTATTTTCTAATCTCTTACGTGCTTCCTGTATGCCATCTTGAAGTCCTTTGTTATAAGCACGATCTAATTCTGCCGCATTCTGAGTGGCAGTTGCCCAACGCTCACCAATACTAGGACCATATTCTCTGCTCATTCGAATTAACTGAATGGCACGTATTAATTCTTCTTTTTCAACTGTAATGTTATACTGTTTAGCGGCATAACTACTCAGCGTTGAAAATATAAATGCATCTTGTGTCTCATTCACAGTGGTTACAATTTTATCAACTGTACTGCTTATAATGTCTGATGTGTCTCCAAAAGTTCCCATAATTATGCCTCCTGAATAAATTTTTTAAAAACATCATAATAGCTAGACTTTGAACTGTTAGTTCCTAACATTTTCTTAGAAATAGCCATAGCAAGTCCTTTTTCTTTATCAAACGTGTCATCTTCTCCGCATCTTACAATTGTCTTATCTCCATCTGACCACAGAACAATTGTGCATGGACCTGAAAAAATAACATTCTTGATTTCTGGCTTATCGTTGCATATTCCATAACGAGTGTTCATAATTGCTTTATATCTTTCACTATTTATTGGTGTTGTCATATATTGTAATTCCTCCTTAATATCAAAATCGTCTCTGATTTTTTTAATGATCATGTATTCGATATATGATGTATCATAATATTCATTTATTCCGTCGCATGGAATACGATAACTAGCCGCAGCTTTACCAAGCATACTATATCTGCGAAAATAAAATGTGGTAACATCTTGGTATGTGTTATATTCACTCTCTATAGCAAGCCCATGCGTCCTACAAAACTCGCCAAGTTTAATCATTGGATGCCCTTTAATATATGGTGTATACCACTTAGGTGTTGCCAGCTTTACGCTCATATCTGTATCTAAATAGTTCATAATATTAATCCTCCTTTATAATTCCAAGAAACTCTACTCGTTCCTCTGCCAAACTTACAAAATATCTCTTACCTTCAAATTCAACAATATCTCCGTTGTAATCTGTATCTTTATCTGGTTCTGAGGCATATGCTAATATCCTTATTTTTGTTGTATTATTCATAAGCACCTCCTAATATTCGCTCGGAAATAGAACAGTCGTAACGCTTCTATCCCATTCCGTAATTATCCAAATTGTAGTAGTATCGTTATACTTATATACTGCAAGAATTCTGTCGTTGTTCTTAACAGCATAATCGTTAGTCATCTTATCCTCATCGCAGGTATCACCCCAATCACATTGAGCGTACCTAGCAATAGAATCATTGATAAATTTATCAAAGTCTTTGTTCTCTCGTCTGAGTGCCACCTCTCTAGTCATAACAAGAAAACCCAATTCAAATTTTGCATCCATAATGTAAATCCTCCTTAAAATGTGTAAAAAAAGAAAGAGCCCTTGTTAGGACTCTGTCTCGTCGGTGTCATCATTTTTTAATTGGCTATCAATATATTCGTTTGCTATAGCTTTCATAAATTTATACTTAAATTCGTAATAACCTATGAAATACCCAGCAATACCAACAATCGCTAATTTGACGCCCTGTTTCATAAATATCACACTCCTTTCATAATAGTACTTGTAAATTACACGAACTATTATATTTCCTCTTCAAAACATATTGGTTTGTGTGAATACTCGTTAAATGGTGCATCTAAGCAGGCATTACAAGGGTCTTTAACATCATCAGTATCCTTATGCTTGCACTTATTACAATACTCGTTAAAATATACTTCCCGTTCCTGTTTACTTATCATTCCTGTCTCCTTCGAGCATCAACCATTATTCGGTCAATCTCATCATTACTCTTAGCTTGTTTAATGGCATCCACAACGTCATAACCGTATCCCAAATCTTTAGCTACGGCTTTACATCGTTTTTTACATTGTGACAGTGATTCTGCTTTAGGTATTGGATTGTCAGCCCCACATGAACCCATATTTTTTCACCTCCAAAAAAAAATATAAGAGGCTCAGTCTATATGACCAAACCTCTTAAATATGTTACTTAAAACAACGGCTTAATATTATCCGTCTGTACTGTTTTATAACCTCCTCACATGCCTCATCAACAGAAAAGCCTTTAACGATTAATTCTGAAAAAGGATTGCCAATTTGTATATGTGTTATTGTATTAAGTTCTCGCTGAACAATATCAATCCATAAACAATCGTCATTTTCAACCCTTACCCAGAGTCCGCCTTTTACTTTTTCTTTTAATTTCTCATGTAACGCCTTACAAAATATAATTTCATACTCGCACATATAAATCACTCCTTTGTTTTATTCTCATTAAAGGAGTCGTTCTCATCGCGAATATCATCGTCTGGTTCGTTAACTGCAAATATAATATTGAGTACCGTTCCAATCGCCAAGACCACAATTATTCCAAATAGTATCAATATCATCTCACCTACCTATCCCATTTAGTAAACTTCCGTTCATTGAATTTTTTCTTTTCATTAAGTGCCTTAGTTATGGCTAAATCAATACCAGCTCGGCTTTTCAAATGATAATAATATAGATTAATAAATGGTGTATTCATTCGGTCTATTCGACCGCACGCTTGTTCCATAACTTTATAGCTGTAATTTTGCGAGTAAAATATAATTGTGTCAGTAGTAATGCAATTCCAGCCTTCACAACCAGCCGTATACTGTACCAAATATATCCATCTCTTTGAAGTTGGAACTGGCTGATGAGCATGTCCGCTCCATTCAGTAACCTCATAAATGTCGTCATAATTATCAAATGTTTCATTCAAATCAGCCATAGTATGAAGTAATATATCCCGTTCATAATCAAAATTGTAGAATATAATTGCCTTATCAGTTTTATCCAGTAATTCAAGTAGAGCTACAACTCTTGATTCGTCTTCGTTAACCAGCCGCCTCAGAACATAGCAAAGCCCCGCCGCTTGCTCAATGGGTTCTTTTTTATATGGGTCCCATCTTGTTTTCAGTATCTCTTTATACTTAGATATATCATACGAGACATGAATGTCTTGATGGTGCGGTACGGTACTTCTCTCGAAATCCATATCTATAAGAATTCTGTCTCTTAGCCTAATCAATCTATTCATATCGATGTATCTGTCAACTTGAGGCCATTTGGTATATCTTGAATATATGATGTGCCGCTCTCTAAACTCCGTTACATTCTTGTAGAACCTATTGGCTATAAATACTGGAATATAATCGCTCCATGTATCTCCTGGAGTTGCCGACAATATAATCCAATCGTTATGTTTAGATATCTTTAAGAACGCATTAACCCATACTCCAGAACCAGTAACCTTGTCCTCGTCAAATATAAAGAAAGCATCTGTTGTATCAGCATACTTCTTTATATTATTCCACGAGTCAACTACAATTTTATTAGAATATAATTTATTATTCTTTGGATTACTGGACATACAGAAGTTGGCAAGTTCGCCTTCCCACTCCAATGAATCTCTCTTCTTAGCCGTGGTTATGATATATAAGTCTTTTGGATTTTTCATATAAATCGTTTCCTGATTTTCAAGACAACCGCCCTGCTCTTTAAAATAGTAATATAAACCGGTACGGGACTTGCCTGAGCCTGTCCCGCCGTTAAGTATGCATCCAGTTCTCATTTTTTTTACAGCATCCATCTGATAATCTCTTAAAAATGAATTAGCCATTAGCATCATCCTTTTTTTTGACAGTAGTCAGCTTCTTATATAACTCTTCAGCTTCCTTACCTTCGAAAGCGTTTATTATAACTGGCGTATCGTTCATCCTTTTTCTTCCAACAACCATCACAGGAGGTGAAAATGGGTCTTTGCGACTATAACCAATAATCAGTCCATCATCTAATCTCTGAACCTTTAACTTATTACTCATCTGCTTCCTCCAATCCATATATTGTATGTGCTGTTTTTATAACATTCACATATAATATCTTCACGTTTTCAAAGTTATTCTCAGCAATGAAGTTGTTAAACAGTGTATTTAACTCACCGATATTTGGATAAGAAATATCAAACTGTGTCTCATCTTCATCATCATTATCATTATGAGAAAATCCAACATTTACAGTTGCATAAGAATCGACCTTATCTACATATAAATTCCATGTTCCACCTTTAACAAAATAATTCGTAATCATACTCAAAATCTCCTTTAAAAAAGAGCCTCAGCATAAACTAAGGCTCTGTAAAATATTATTTTTCTTCTTCAGATTCATATCTTTCTCTTTCATACTCAGCAGCAAATCTGTCTAAGTCCTGAACAACTTCCATGGATACAAGATACGCTGCTCTAAATGGCTTACCGTTAACCACATCATCATATGGTCTTATATCCATCCTTACAGAGGCTATGTTAATGTCATCCAGAATCCCAACAGTATCCTCTGTTAATTCTTTATGATTTTCCCCAGTTACAAGATAAATTCTAGGTCCTCTACCTGTGAATTTAACCTTTACTTTCATATGCATACGAGGTGTATCATCTGGGTCAACCGAATCCTTAACTTTAATATTCCAGCCAATTCCATAGGAATTTTTAGCATTGGTTAACATATCAGCTAATTCCTGATCTGGAATGACTAACGAAAAGTTTCTGTCTCCAGCATTATTAAACTTAGAAGCCTCACCTCTGAAATTTCTGAATATAATTCTTGCATCGTCTACCTGTAAATTTCCATTTTTTAAAATCTTTAATTCCATAATTAAATCTCCTTAAAATATAATTAATAAAATAAAAGACCCAATGCATTTTGCACTGAGCCTTTTTAAATTACATATGAAATCCCATCTTAATATCATTAGGATTTTCTGTTGCTGTTTTATTATAAGCAATATTAGCTGAATCACAGAACTTCTTAGCTGTTTTATTACCGTTATTAGCCAACAGTTGCTTTAAATACAACTTTTCCAATCTGTTTGCTATTCAATGTTAACATGTTCATAATATAAATCATCCTTAGATTTGATATGTTTATCCATAACATGCCGTGTTTTTCAAACGAACATCAATTAAATGGCATCCCTTCGTCTTCGTCAGCATCTTCTGGTATATTCATAAACCCTGGAGTCACTTTACAAATATAAGGGTCGTCCGAAACGAACCATTCAAAATCTCCATACTTTGATATTGTATCAACTGCATCATCTATTAATCGCTGATAGAATGAACGGTCAATATCATCATACATGTTAGCCGCTTTCACCGATTCTGATTCAAGCCATCTAAAACCTGTCGAGCCAGATGCTGCATAATTCTTACCATCGTTAACACGATATAATACTCCGCCGCCGCACCCTCTTTTTATAGGAGTAAACTGTCCAACTCGACCAACAAAATGCAAGTCATGACCAGCTTTTATTTTCTCTACAAGTTCTGTGGCCTGTGGCTCAAAAGTTGTATCTGATATCTTCCCCTTCTTATAGGAAGATTCAAGCTTATCCAATTCTTTTTCTAAGCCACTTACATCTGTCAATCCTTCATTCATATCCAAATATAAGTCACCCTTAGATACCGAGAATGTCTCACACATATCCACAAATTTAATTTTCTCATGTGAAAATAGTGTCTTGAACAAATATGGAACCGCAAACTGTGTTCCAGTAGCAGTCCACTGATTACTGTGTTCTTCGTTATCACCCGGGATATAACCATACATCTTTTTACAGTCGTCTGCGTCCTTATATTTAGCAATATAAACTGCATCGTTAACAAGAGTCATTCTGTCATATGTAGCCTCATGCTCGAATGTATATCCATATCGTTCACCAAAGTCCATAACAAACTTAATAATCTCTGGCGTAGCATCTGGAATCTTAATTGAATCCGTCTTAATATGCGCAACTTGGAATCCTCGTTTCAGAACCTCATTCTTAAGGTCTATCATGAACAGAGCTCCTCGCTTGGCAACAATATTATCCTTATTACGGATATCTCTAAATGGATTATCAAAGTTTGCCGATGTCAGACCATAAACTGAATTAATGGCGGTCTTCAAAGCATTTGCTAACTGCTTAGCAGACATCTCACCATCAATAACCTTCTGAATATAAGGTGTAAGCTTTCCATCTAGCATGTGGTTTACTTCATCCCATGCCTTATGCTTGATGGATACTCGACCCTCAACAATATCCTGAAATGCCTTTGTATATCTAACACCAAACAAGCATTCAGCAATAACACTATGTGGGTGCATAGAGGCAATATCTAACAATGCGACATTACCATACATACCAGGAACACCCTGAGCGAATCCACCTTCACCAACATCTTCTCCACGGTAAGTAGACTTACCATTTTCAAACTTATAACCTGGGAAATATGGTAATAAACTTCCAGCATCGCCATGAGTTTTTTCCATCATCTTAGGACAAGACCTAGCTAAGAATTGATATGTCTCCTCATCAATATCTTCTGGTGGAACTGGCTTTGATAAATCTCGATAATGAAATTCATTCTGAGGTTTTTTATTATTACCAAATATGATTTTGGTTGTTAATGTGTTTGTCGTATCATTAACAGTCATATCTGCTAAATCGGCTAGAATCTGTCTTGCCGTCCAGTCTGCCGATAAATAATTAAAGGCCGCCTCAGTAGCGATAACATCATTATCACAATACTCAGCGACCTTTACCCACATTTCCTTAGGGACCGGTTTATCCCATGGCAAACCTAATTCCTGATGGTGTATTCCCATCTCAATTTCAAGCTTCTTTAAACTTTTTTTATTTCCAGCTGATGCAAAATCATATACATCGGTATAACTTAAATTATATGCTGCACCAAAGAACGCATTTCTATCACCAGATATAATTCTCTGCGATAAATCGTATAATTGCTCATTTGTATACCCCATCATTCGTGCATATATCAAATGATTATCATACCTTCTACAATTGAATCCGACCAGTTTGAATCTGGTTAATTCTTCAATATCTGATGGACTAGGATTAATCATTCGTATAACTGATCGTCCTTCTCCCTGTATTTTCCAATTAACAAGAAACAAATTAGGGAATACTTCAATATCATAAAATATAGGTTCATCTGAATCTGCATCATTTGAACTGTCCATATCTTCTGATTTCCATTTAATCTGGTCAACCAGTTTTAAGCAATAATCCGAATGATTTGAACTCTGCGCCGCAAATCCAATTATTGCATTTTTCATATCAGACACATCATATTTAAGTCCGCTAGAATATGCGTCATCCAGAATCTTTACTATAAAATCCATACTAGGCTTTGTGCCTGGATGAATCTCTTTGAGCAAGTTACGCTTTATTAGCTCTCGTAAGCTTCGCTCAGATTTAATCACCTCTCCACTTACCATTTTCTTTTCCTCCTTTAAAGGTAAACCAGAACTGATGGTTGCAATTGGTAAGTTATTACATTTAGTCAGTTTCCTTCGCAATGAAGATTTTCCAGTAAATACCTTAATTTCTATTTCATCTGCAAATATTCGGCTAAGCTTAGTAACATCTCCAGTATAAATATAATGAAGATGTATCCCAGCGCCTCCTTTGCTGATTTCAGCGTATGTAGGAGGCCATTTACTAGCCTCTGCCAAATTCTTTTCAAATGATTTTTCTCCTTTCTCATCCTTGATATCAAAATCAATAACTATGTGATTTTCAGGAACCTTGACATAATGAAGTCTCGATTCGTCAATATCACTGAGTTTTGTTGTGACTTTATCCCATGGCATAGTTGGAGTCTCATTGTCTGTGGCATATTGAGCTGGACACCTACAGCATTCTTTGCTGAAAGTTGTGTTGCCTGTAGATTCTTCAATGACGAGCCATGATTCTGAATTGACATTCTCATTTTTACCCTCCGACTTTTTTTCAGATTCAAATATCTCTTTCTTAAACTTTCTATAGATATTTTTCATACGACCTTTACTGTCTGGTTCTTCTTCGTATTCCTTGAAATAATTCTTCAACTCTTCTTTAAATATTCTTTGTGAATATGGGTAAGGTACTTTTGCGTCATCGCAATATACCTTGTACATTTCCCAAGAAGCTTTCAAAGTTGTCTCATCATCCCTAGAAAATACAAAATATGAATCCATAACAAAGTTATAAAAGTCATTTGACGCTCCCATCATATCAATTGGGATATAGCTGTCGTAAGCATCTGGTTCTTCGTCATAAACATTTTTACAATGATAGGCTATAGCGCCCAACTCAAAACCAACCTGCTTAACAACCTGTTTATATTCTCTACTATTCAATTTATTTCCTGATGGAGTTACATCGATAAGTCTTCGAATAAGACCAGATTTGCCATCCGTAATCTTTACAGGTTTATTTGTACCCATAAATAAGAAAGCATTAAATCTATTAGAATATGTTGACTTGAACTTTTCATTTACAGTCATAAGCTCGTGAGATACAAGACTATTTAACCTAGTGTTATCCTCAATATGAGATAAATCACCATCATGTTGGATAGCCACCAAAGGATTTGTCTTGAATGCCTCCAAAGCAAATACATTGCTAGATGAGCCTAATGCTTTAGCATCAAAGACCGAATAATATCCTTTAAATAATTCCTGTATAACGTTAAGAATTGTTGATTTACCTGTTCCAGCAGCACCATAGAATACCATAAATTTCTGAATCCATTTAGAGTCACCAGTGATTACTGCTCCTATAGCCCATTCAATCTTATGCCTTTCTTCTGGAGAATATAAAGTTGAAATGAGCTTATCCCATGCTGATGTGTCGCCTTTTTCCAAAGGATATTCCAATCGCTTACTTGCGTAATCCTTCTTAGTTGTCTTAGTGTTTGCAAATATGAGTGTTTCATCTAATGGATGAAAATTATCTCTCATCTGCTTTTGACAATATTTGTGCCAAGAATCTATCACGCCAGTTTCGCTGTCCCACATATGAAGAATATAAACACTTTCGCCCATGGAATGTTGCTTATACTCATCAGCAAATTTATCCAGTTCATGGTCTATCATTTGAATTACATCCTGTTCATCTGTAGACCACAAACCAGACTCTTCAATCCAGACTGCATAAAAATCTCCACCTCGTATCATGAGGTCTGTGCTTCTGTTATTAATAATGAATCGAGGATATATCTCTGTAACGCCCTGCTTTTTGCTGCGAGCAGATATTTTTAAAAAATCAAGCATTACATTTCAAGTCCTCCTTTCTAAGATATACCGTCAAGATACCAACACATCTGGTCCCATATCTCAACCATTGCTAAATCACATTTGCAATCCCTGATATAAAACAATCCACCTTTGCCGTTTGGTGAGTATTCCCTATCAATGAATCTATCAATGACATCATTTACATATCGCTTGTCAAAGTTATTATTATACATGCCGCCAAGTTCCATGTTGTTTATCATTTCCCAAAACCACTGCGCAGTTCTATCCCCAACTTTGGGGTTGTCCATAATACTTACTTCACATCGGATTGCAAGTGCAATCATCATCTCCAATACAGTACATGGTCCTGTTATATATGGTAAGAAATAATCCTCTTCAAATCCCATGGATGTTGCAAATCTACGACGAAGCATAAGCCCATCAGATGCACGATTAGTGTCATTACTCATCCTCCACCTAAATTCTGTTTTATGCAACGCATGTAATAATTCAGAATATGAAACATCCTTGGAAAATCTACCCTTGCAAACTTTATCGCTCAGCCATGCAAAGTATTCATCGTTTATTTCATCTATATTCATTAAACATTCCTCTCATCTGGATACAAATCATAATATTCTTCTGAATTTCGAAGAATTTCATAGTCAACTTTTTTACTATCATCTCTGACATATACGGTATCGTCTTCATACTCACCGAAATGTTCTAAAGATTCAAGACCAACCATCTCATCAATGTCATCAATCTTATTATCGTAGATATCTGTAAGAACACCATCTGCATAATAATTAAGAGTTGTTGGCTCGTATTCAGAGCAATCGTATTCATCTGGTGTGATCACATATGGTCCAGTGTTATTCATACTTTCATCGTCCTCCTTTTCTTCGCTCTTGTTATAAGCCACATACTCCTGTGTTTCTATTATATTTTTAGCGTTTTTTTTTACACCTTCGATGCCTTCTACGCTAGTCAGTTCACTGTTTTCAGAACCGCCTTCTTCAATAATATCTTCGTATGGACCCAAATCAAATTTATACTTTACAACTTCCCAGGTGACTACAGAACCTGCCGCAGCACCAAGAATAAATGAAAATATCATATCAATCTTATTCATAGTAAATTCTCCTTATTTTGAAAAATAATGATTTCCTTCACAAAACAGAGGCGTACCATATTCACTGTAATGCCCTGCTGTGAAATATAAAACTTCGTCATTTGTTCGATTGAGTAACTCATCAATCACTAGCTGGTAAATATCTTCCTTAACATAACATCTGTTTATTCGTCCGTTATGCACCGAAGAAAACTGACCGGGAGCGTATATAACTTCACTTAACGAGTTGTCAAAACGCTCGCAGTCAATACGATTCAGAATAGTATCAATAACCAATCTTTGACCGTATTCGCTTTCTCCTTCCGCTTCTGCCATAGTAACTAATGTTAACAATTCAATCTCGTCATCTGACATTACGAAGGTCTGCTCAATCACAGACTCTTCTATTTCTGCTATTTCAATGGTTTCATCTTCAATTAATTCATCAAAATATAAATCTTCTTCGGCAGTATCGTCGACTTTATACTGCATTGGAACAACAATTTCACTTGAAACACTTGCTTTGAATATTTCGTTCGTAACCGGCTTCTTCATATGAATAGGAATTAATGAAGATACACCAATTACAAACACCATTCCGATAGCAGCTAGTTGGTTCTTAATTTGCATAATACTCCCTTCGTAAAAATACCCTTGGCTCGATTAGTAACCGAATAACCAAGGGTAATCAAACATATCTCGGTATACATTACCCGAGCCAATGCTATCTAATCCTGGGCTCATCAAGATACTTCAAGATGTTCCCATCACAATTATAATCAATTATAATGCTTCGCTCATATCCATTGACAAAATCTACCGCTCTAGGATTGTCTAAATCGAACAATCCAAAATCAATACAATTGTCTCCTATAGGATGCTCCTCATCGTAAACCCAACCAGCAACCTGACCAGCTGCTGTCAACGGGAATCCGAGTGCTTCATTAACGTCGTTTACAAATAAACGTCCTTTAGCCTTAAGCTTATCGTTTAGATATCTCTGCTGATTAATAAGAAACATTTTATTAGCGCCAGGTGTCTTACTCCAGTTAACATTAGACTCATCAAATATAACCGCAAAATCGCCAAGAGTGTTAGGGTCAAACACTTCTATAGTCTTCTTAACTTTCTTCTCTTTGCCAGTCTTCTCATCTATGACAGTTTCTTCAATTTCTTCCTGCTTTGTATTAAATCTAAGCTGTTTGTCAACATCTTCTCCAAAACGCTCAACAACTCTCTGTCTGTATTCCTTAAGCGTCTTGTTAGTTGAAGCATAAGCAGCTGCAAGTGCAATATTTCTCTTCCTGAGAATATTGTTAGATGTAAGAATTGCTGTGAGTGATAATCCACCTAATATAACTGATGGTGCATACAGCTTTACAATATCCATTACCATATGCGCTCTGATTATTACTTTATCCTTAGTGGCATCTTCTTCTGTATACTCTTCTGACCCCTCTGGTAACATATCAGGATTAGCTATAACCTCATCAGTCTTGATGATGTCGTCATTAGCCTTATCAATGATATCACTTAGCTTTGTTGTCGCTCTGCAAGCCATTACACCACTTGCACCTACACCAATCACACCAGCACATATAAGAATCTCAGGACTATATTTCTTTACCTGAAATCCTACCTTATTTAACATTCTTGAAGCCTTGTTAGCCATATTATTAAAATTAAACATTATTTATCTCCTTTCAAACCATCAATAATAGATGCAGTTATTTTTTTATTTTCTTCAAACTGCACATGAATTGCATTTTTAGCAGCCTGAATTTCTCCGCCCAATGCCGCATAACCGCAAATATCAATCCAATTATCATCCTTGTAAACCCCACTAGAATTCCTAGCAACTTTCATAAGAATCATCATATTAGCAACATCTTCAGATGATATCTCTGTGTTCAGATACGCACTCCACATATCTGCAATTGTCTGAAAACTATCTTCAGCATCACCATATGTTCCCTGACGCTCACCATTAATAATTGACTCTGCTTTGCTTAAAATTCCATTTCTATTTATTGGATTACTACTATTCTGAATCGTGTCATTTTCTTTAACGTATGCCATAATATAACCCCCTATAAAATCCACATAACCAGCTTATATGTAAGAGTCATAATAAGCACCATTACACATATTGCTATAACAGCTGCAAAAGCATTTCCTAAATAATATCCTAATGATTTCTTCATAGTTCCTCCTATCTTAAAGGCTTAGCCTTTGGTAATCTGAGCATGTAATCGCCTCTGATACAAACAACCTCTGCTGAACTTAAATTAGTCCATCCATAATCATTGTCCGTGTAATTGTGACTCATGCCTACTGCATCATATAAATCCCCGACACTTACTGAATCATAGGTATCAAGAATATCAAGTAGAGTGTCTAAAACTTCTTTAGCATCTGACCTACTGTCAAATATTAATTCTTTATAGTCATACGCATATCTTGATTCCCGTCTCCGCTCTCTGTCGTCACGGTCTCTATCAGAATAACTTCTATAAGAGACATACGTTGCTCCATTAGAATACCTGTCTCTGTCGTCACGGTCTCTACTTGATCTCCGTGTGTCACCATACAGAAGGATGTCAATACCATCTTTTACAATATCTGACATCAATTTCTTTACAGCTGGTATAAGCACACTTCCAAAAATATAAGACTGCATTCCACTAGCTTCTGGGGATATGATAGAATCTTTCATCTTCGCAATCTCAGATTTCTTCTTAGTTCTGACCCTACCACTGGTTACTTTGCTTACTTTTCTCTCTTCTGATAATTTGGCCTGCTGTTCGGCTTTATATCTGTGAGAGTTTGGTTTAATGTCCATTTTTACTTCGCTCATTGAATATCTCCTTTAATATGTTTCCAGCAATCTGCCAGGAAGAGAAATATTTGTTCCTGCAATCCTGTTATTCTGCTTTTTAAATTGATAAGCTAAATTGTTTCTTGCTTTTGCCTCGGAAGGAGCGTATGTCTCTCCTTTCCAATTACTAGCAATACAAACATTAAACGACATAATTGGTCCGTTATAGACATATCTTGGCATATTAATATCTCCTTTCAGCCAAAAGAAAAAAGGAAGACACTCTGTTAAGAGCATCTCCCTCTCGGTTTAATAAATATTCAATTTTCTTCTACAGCTTCATCATTGCTGTCATCGTTATCAAGAACCGTGTAATCGCCATCCACATAATCATTCATAGCTTCCAAATCACTATGTCCAGATTTCTTTCCCAGAGCGTAACATAATATCATTCCTAAACCTGCACCAACTCCAATTCCGAGTTTCTTGCCGTTTTTCTTAATAAAATTACGTACTTTCTGTCCTTTACTCTCTGAAACTGCTGTGATTTCAGTAGCTTCTTCTGATACCTGTGTATCTTCCATTTCAATTACTTTCTTTTCTTCGTTTGACATAATATAAATCCTCCTAGAATATAATTAATTGGATATGTATTTATCCATTAAAGGTATTGTTTTTAACGCGTTTTTTCATACTTGTAATGCGGTAATACTGCATACTCAAGTACCCAGCATAATTCACCATCATCTGTTGAACTTGGGACCTCAGTTACTGTAATTAAACCGTCACTGTAAATATTCCAACCCATGTAATCTGACACATCGGTATGCTTTAATCCAATCTCATCATACCATTCAGACAAGGAAATGCACTCTTCCATACCACCTGTAAGTCTGTAATTAAGCCTGTTTATAGCGGCCTTGACATCTTCCAAATCCATTTCAAATGGACGACCAGATATCGGTTCAATACATAAAGGCTTCCCCTTACGTACAAAAGATGGCTCAGTAGAACTAATTTTTTCTACTTTCTTAGCATCTACCTTCTTCTGAACCTCTCTCTCCTTCTCTTCACCGATGGTCTCAATCACTTTCTCTTTATAGTCACTGAGTGTATTAGCCGCCAACTGATATGCCGTAGCAAGAGCAGCGTTTCTCTTTACATGAACTGTGCTCGCTCCAACTATGCAACCTATGGATAATGCTCCTGAAATCATCGCTGGAATATATGGTTTCCATGCAACCTTGACAACTTCTGTAGGTTTGAGTTCAACTGCTTCTTCTTTCTTAGCTTCATCTATTAACTTCAAAGCTTTTGGTGTTGCTTTGACAGCAAGCACAGTTGTTGTAATCATTCCTGCAATACCTACACCCACAGCAATTTCAGGACCATATTTTGACACCTGTTTTGCTATGGGTCTGAATATCTTTTCTAAATTAGTTCTCATTCTTTTTCTCCTCTAACTTCTTATCAAACATGCCGACATACCTGTCACCAAATATTTCTTTCTTATTATTCATAGCATCTTCAAATCCAATTGCGGCTACTATGGCATTCTTCTCCGCATCAAAAGCAATAAACTGAATTTTATTAATTCTTAAATAATCCTTAACGATGTCCATTGCCTCATTAAATTCTTTCTGTGTTGGGTTTGTAATAATGTTGTTCATAGTAAATTCTCCTTTTTGATATTAAATATTTTAGTGTTACATAAAAAAAGAAAAGAGGCGCCGTTAGGCAACCTCTTCGTCCTTAGATTCGAGCTTATCAATCTTTTCGCTAAGCTCATCGATTTTCTTACTTCTCTTACTGTCTACAACTGCTGTGATAAATGTCATAATTCCCATAGCAGCTGGTATTATAAGAGTTTTAAAATCAAACTTATCTTTCATGATTAATCCTCCTTTCCATAATAGGCTAAGTATTTGACACGACAATCAATCATAATCGTCGAAATTAACCCTTGGTTCAAATGGCATGTCGATTATGTAGCATCTCCTGCCATCTGGAAGGTCCTTTGGAACGTGATTGAATTCAATCCAGAATTCGCCCTCATCAGTTGGAGCCCATCCCATTTCATCTAATTCCGGTCGTTCTTCTATTCCAATAAAATCATAAAACTCATTAAGCAAAGCTGCACCAGCCAGAGCAAAGTTCCTATTAAGATGATATTCAGCGTTCATGACCTGCTCAACAGTAGCTTCAAAATACCTATCAGATACCGGTTCATAAAATAATACAGGCTTACCAACGTTTTCGTCTAAATATAATGCACAAGATTTGCATCCGAGATATGAACTAGAAATATATCGGTTTTCTGCTTTCTCAGCTGCAAGTTCAGTGATTATCTTTTCATGAGCATCCTGTCCGTATAATTCAATAAGTTTTCTCTTATAATCTTTGAATCTCTGGTCTAATAATCCATACGCACTTACTAAACTTGCCTGGCTCCTTTTATTTAATATATTTGCGCCAAATATACATAAAATAGTCGCTGAGCCTGTCACTATGGCTGGCAAATATGCAGGTAACATAGCTGTTGCCTTTTCTGCAAATGTAAGTTCCTCTCCTTTCTCATCACTAGCTTCCTTAAGCAATCTTAAAGCTTTAGGTGTCTGTTTAGCTGTTGTTACAGCTGTTGCTACTACACCAGCTGCACCAATAAATGTTAGTACAGTAGCAGTTTTGCATTTCCATCGGTAATGTGACTTCATGCTATAAATCCTCCTTATTATAAAAAATAAAAAAGAGAATAGAATGGGACTCGAACCCATGGCCCGCAGAATAAATCTGCTGCTCTACCACCTGAGCTACCTATTCTCTCATTAGATAAATTGTTTTTTACGCGGATAAAAAGAAAGAGCCCAAGTCCTAAGACTCAAGCCCTTCTTTCATCAATCCTTAGTAACAAGTTTTTTGATTAGCCATACCAAAAAACCAATACATACTATAACGTCCCCAAATATAAGTATAGCTGCACTGCCTATTGCACTTACACTAAGCACTACAACCGTAGTTAGTATAAAAACGATAAGTATCAAAATAATTAATAGTATCATTTCAACCTCCTTATTACTTTCAGTCATTAAAGGGATTGTATATCGTGCGAAAAAGGAAAAGCCCTTGCGGGCTCAACCTTAAGCATTTGATGATGACCATTTCATATCATTCTTTGAAAATATTTCATTGATACCGTTAATTGTCCGTACTCTATCAGAAACCATGCTGTCACGACTATGAATTGTAACACCTATCTCAAATTTAAAATCTTCGATGGCATTAGCAGCCTTAATCATTTCATCAAATTTCTCCAAGAATTCGTCAATCTTCTGTGTTCTCTGTTCTTTTTCCATTTTGAAATCCTCCTTAATGTTTCATCACTTTCTCATAAAGGAACATGTTTCTTACACGAAAAAGAAAGAGCCCAAGTCCTAAGACTCAAGCCCTTTGCTTTACTTTCTACATATCTTTGATTTAATTTTTTCTTTTACTGTCCTATAAGTATCAACAACTGGTTCTCTTAACTCTGGAGTAACTGCAATAGCTACACCAACTGCAACTGTCGGTATTACTATCTGAGTCGTCCATTGTCTAATCTCCCTAGCTGCTTCAATAGTCTTCCAAGTCATATTAGTATCCTCCTTATATGTATCTCATTAAAGTACATGTAAATGACGCTAAATATCTCGTTTATCAAAGCACGTTTCCCAACGCTCTCTTGGAATCGGTTTCATTTTGAGTGCCCACATGAGCTGTCTTACAGTTATCGTTGGATATAATCCGTCCGTACACTTCCCGGCACGAGCATCAAATAGATTTTTAAAACCAATATCCAAATATATCGGGTCAGTAAGCCAAGGGTCTATAGCTGTCCACCATGTATGTTTCGTTTCAGGATTATACCGCTGCTGTATAACTGCTAACCCTTTATCGTCAATCTTATATAATGTACATTCGTTATATACTGGATGATTACAGATGTATCTTTTCCCATATAACGAATAATATATATCTGGTTTATCAAAATGATATCTCATCAGCTCACCACCTAAGTTAAAAGAAAGAGCCCTTGTTAGGACTCAGTCTCTGATTTTTTAATCACTTTTCGATTCTTACCAGAATGTATTCTGGATTATTCAAATAAGATTCAAGCTCATTAAACATCAAATAATCTAATCGCTTGGACCTAAACACGTAATTATCTGTACCACTCCTTGTTTTAGACTCCACTAAAGTTAAGAAGTATATTTTATTATACTTGTTTATATCCAGTGATTGTATTGTTTCTAAACTTTTATCTAATTGAATAATTGTCATAAAAATATCACTCTCCTTTCATAAAGGCATATGTTTTTCAAACGAAAAAAGAAGACACTAAGTTTCCTTAGCGCCTCCTAAAATGTAACTACTTCTTAAATTTAATCAAGTTCTTAACACTGTCTCGTCCAAATGTAGATGAGAATATTCGTCCGTCTCCATCAAATTTAAACGCTTTAAGAGCAGCCCAAATACTTACAACTCCTCCAGATATGCCACCTACAGCCCACATAGCCACTTTAGTAATACGATCTTTCTTAGCCTCATTAAGTTGCTGAGTC